CGTCCAGCCTCGTGCCGTGAACTATGGCGAAACAGTCAATGAAACAATCATTGACAAGGCTTATACAGTTGCTGGAATCGCACAAACAGCCGCTCTTTCAACACTTGACTTTGATGCATTAGCAACAACCGCTGGCAAGCTTCGTGAAAATCGAGCTACTAATCTAGTAGGCTATATGTCTCCTACTGTCGCTGCAAAGCTAGGTTCTAAAGGGGCTAACGGCTCTTTCCTTCCTCCAGCTATTTGTGAGCCGATGTACAAAGATTCACAAATTGGGCGATTCGCAAACGTTCAATGGAAGGAATCAAAGATGCCTGTATTCACAGTTGCAGCTGCGAATGTAATGGATAAAGATTGGGTAATCGACACAGCTGGAGTAGATGGGACTGCTGGAACTATCATACTTGACGATGCTTCGGGAGCAACTATCTCTGGTTCTACTGTGATTAAAAAAGGTTCTGTCTTTACAATCGCAGGCGTTTATGCAAAAGATGTGTTGGGCAAAAATACAACTAATCTCAAGGCTTTCGTTGTGCAAGAAGACGCCACAGGCACATCGGGAGGAAAGATCACTCTAAAAGTGGGTGCGTTCTCAAACACTGGAGCACATGCTAATGTCAGCATCATGCCAGTAGCTACTAACAAACCAACGCCTGTTAACTGCGGTGCGGCAAAAACATATTCTGTCGTTTTCGTTTTCGAAAAAGGAAATATCGAATATGATGCTGTCGAGCTAAACACCGCTGGTTTTGAATCTGTTTCTGTTTCTGGAATCGATTCCAAAATCAAAACTACGGCATTAGTTAGTGGCGACATCAACACGCTAACAGCAAAGTACCGAATTGATTCGGCCTTTGTAACTGGAGGCATTGATGACCGTAGAGCCGCTCTATTGTTTGTAGAAATCTGATAATTAAGTTGTACATATAGACTTAATTTATCTATATTATTTATTAACCCTACCTGTCTGGGTAAAAGACAGTGCGAAGAGTTTTTTTTCGTGCTGTCTTTTTTTATTAGGATTAAAATGACTATAAGAGATATAATTACATTAATAGCGGCAGACATTAACTACACTAGCGGAAATAATTCCGTAGGGTTAGAAGAAGCAAATAGAATTCTTTCATTGATGAATAGATGCATCAATATTTATAACACCCAAGGGTTACTGTCTTTCAATTATCACAGCGAAACACCTCAAAAAATAAATGGAAATTACTTTGTAAGTAATGGAATAGATGTTGCTGCGTTGTATGTATTATGCAATTCAAGCAAGCTACGCATAAAGCAAGTACAACTAACATCTCTTTATGAGCTTACTAATAGCGGTGTGATGCCATCACTATTTTCTATAAAAAGAAATATAGATGTAAATGGTGTTCGAATGATTCAACTTTTCTTTGATACAAAAAATGTGTCTTATGAATTAGAAGCCGTTATAAAAGAAGACTTGCCTGCATTTAATTTGAACGACGAATTTACGCTGCCCCCAGAATATCAAAACCTTTTAATTAGTGACGTTCAATTACGCTTACTTGTGAACGATGATATTTCTCCAAGCTCGTTACTTTATATAGAAAAGAAAAGAGAATTTGAAGAAGTAAAAAAATTAATTAAGGAAGCAAACTTCAAAAATTATGATTTTGGGGAATATGCAATAAGCAAGTTTGATAAATTCAACGCTGGTTTGTTCTTATGAAAAAGCTTCTTAATTCATTTACTGGTGGATCGTCAAAGTACAAAGATTTAGACTTTGTTTCTCATGAAGAAAATTTTAACATGTTTCCAGAAACGCTGGAATCTAACGAACACTACACGAATAAAGTTTTAAAAAGTCTTACTGGCTCAAGAACGATATTATCACAACTAGGTGGATTTTGCCGAGGGCTATACATTGCATCAACAAGTCCATTGACAAGCTATAACGCTGGAACACCTTTATTATATGGGGTCTATGGGGCTAGGGTTTATAGAATTTATAATGATTTTTCTTATCATTACATCGGTGATGTTGCAGATAATAGTGAGCCTGTTTCTTTTGCGGAAACAAGCGGAGTGCCTGCACACCTTTGTATTTGTTCTTCTTTTAATGTTTACACTATTAATTTAGAAACCGATAGTTCGTTAGTATCTGTCGATGTGTTGGAGTTGCCCAAAAAGGCTGGAGAGCAAACAAGTATAAGGCCGACAATGATTACGGCTTTAAATTATAGAATAATTTGTAATGATAAAGACAGTGATTACTTTTATTATTCTGAACTCGGAAAGCCAAATGGCATTAATAACAATTACGCTTTTTACAAGTATATGACAAGATATACTTTCATGAAAAAGGACGGAACTTTAGTAACGGCAGACGATAACCAATATTACCCACCTTCAGAAGGCTCATATGTTGAAGGAACTTTAGTCACAGAAGATGTTTGGATGGGCTCGCTTAACTACATAAAAGCGGAGTTCAGAAGCGATAACATCGTTGCTATAAAAGCAATGGATGATTATCTATTCGTTATCGGGTATAGTTCTTATCAAGTATATAGGTGGCAAGATAATATCAACATACCTTTTATAACGTCTACAAAAAATAGTTCGATAGGATGTAAAGCACCATATAGTGTTTCATCAATTAATAACAAACTAATTTTCTTAGGTGCATCATCAGTAGGTACAAATGCAATTTGGGTAAGTGATGGGCAGGGCATTAAAAAGATTTCTTCAGCATGGATAGAAGAGCAGATAGAAAGCTTTACAAGAACTGATGATGCATTCTCTTTCTGTTATGTTGATGGGAAACATACATTTTATGTTATATCATTCCCTTCTGCTAATAGAACTTATTGTTATGACTTTGATGAAAATGAATGGCACACAAGAGCGACAAGAGACATCAACAACGAGCAGAAATGTTGGTTTCCTGCATTTGCGATAAAGTATTCTGACAAAATAATAATGGGTGCTTCCAATGAAGACAAATTAATTTATCTAGATAAAAATAAATATACAGATTACAACGATAAATTAATAGAACGCTCAAGAACAACTGGCATAATTATCAACAATTTTAAAAAGATGATCATTCATTCTTTAGAACTAATAATTAATTCAGGAAAAACGAGAGTAGAAAAAGAGTATGACGAGCAAATGAATGGGGCAACGCCTGAAGGGTATAATCCTAATGTAATGCTTTTGACTAGCGCAGATGGGGGCTATACATGGAGTGGCGAAAAGTGGGCAAAGGCTGGGCGTATAGGAGAATACAACTCAAGATGTATTTTTAGAAATTTAGGAAGCCCCCGAAGAATTGCGTTCAAAGTAACGTTTACTGACCCAGCCCCATTTAATATTTCTAAAGCTATTCTTGATTATACAGAGTGTGGTAGATAAATGATAACAAGCAACGTAATAAATCCATATTCTTCAGAAACAAAAGACTTGCTTCCGTTGGTATTAATAAAGAACGGCATGGTCGGACTTCTCCAATCAAATGGATTAGTTAATTTATCTACAATTAAAAAACTAAATCTCCCAAACGCTGTATATGACTACACATTAGACTTTAATTTTTATCAAAAAATAAACGGTGTTAATTTGTACCAAAGAACAAACAAAATTTATATTTGTAAGGAACAGACATCGATAGATGTTTCATTAGTTGGCCTTGCATTTATTCAAGCAAACTTAATTTTAAAACAATGAGGAAAAAATGGCAATAGGTGATATTATTTCAAGTGCTACAGATGCAATAGGGCTTACTAATGTAAAGGGTAAAAAAAAGGCGTATGATAGTGCAGAAAGTATATTACAAGATACTCTTGCGAAATCTGGACAAACGTACAACCAAATTTTAGAGTCCATAAAAGGGACTGGCCGCAATCTGCAAGATCAGCTAGGTGGATCTGCTTCAGTAAGTGATTGGATTAATAGCATTAAAGAAGCTGGCAATAAAGACTATTCGGTTGACTCATCGAAAGTAAGCGGATTTGATTGGGACAAAACAGTAGATGATTACTTAGACCCCAACGCATCATATATGATCGAACAAGCGACACAAGCGGCACAAAACACCTTAGCTGGGCAAGGTGGGCTATTTAGCGGAGGGGCTGGGCAGCAACTGCAAGCTGTCGCAAGCGACAAAGCAAGGGAACTATACGGTGATGCTCAAGAACAAATGAACAAAGAAAAATCATTCGATTACAACAAATTGCTTGATGAGTTGAATATTGATGCTGGAAATATAGGCCGTGAACAAAATCGAGATATGGCTTATAGTTCCAACTTGGGAAATGTTGCGAACGCTTATCAAACATCAGTAAGTGATACACAAGAGGGCATAAACAATGCTCTATTATCTCAATTACAAAATGACTCATCTATTCAGCAAGCGTTAGCGAACTTGGGCATTTCAGAAGCCTCTGCACCGACGGCTTTGGGTTCTATTTTTGGAGACGTTCTTGGATTTGCAAGTGCGTTTATTCCCTAAAAAGGAGTGAAAGAAAATGCCTGATTTTAATTTATTCAGATTCCAAAATCAATTAAACACAAAGCCTTTAGAAGAAGGTCTTGCGAGAGATTATGAAAATGCAGGCCGCTCTATTGGTGGATTGATCGGATTAGGATTAAAGATAAAAGGGAATAAAGAAGCGGAAGAAAAAAACGCTGCCCTCGAAAAAAATAAAAAAGACTTTTTAAACTTTCTTGATAATTACGGCAACGGCTTAACAGATGAAGCCATTATGAGAGAGGGCAATAGATACGGATTCCCAGAAATCGCCGCTCAATTTGTAGAAGCCAAGTCAGGACGATTAAGCAGAGAAGAATCACTAAGAGCAAGAGCCGCCGCAGAAAAAGAAAGCGGAGACACAAGAAAAGCTATAGGAGAGAGCAATCGCTTAACATTGCAATCAAATATCCAAGACCTTGAAGATAACATAAATAATTTAACACTACAGATAAAGTCACGCTCTAAAGAATCGCAAGAGGCTAGGAATCTAGCGGCTAAAAGGAATGCTCTTCTAAAAAGAGCAAACGATATGAAGAAAAATTATGAAATAAAATTTGGTTCTTTTGAATCTAATTTAATTGACGATTCTAAAATAGAAACAGATGATTCTGTATACGAAGAAATCGAAAGTATAGTAGATAGATTAAAAGATAACGATAGTTTTATTAAAGAATTTTCTGGGTTATCAGATACTTTCCAATCACTGGAAAAAGATGACGCATCAAAAACTTTAGATAAATTAAAGTCTTTTGAAAGTAAATTAGAAAAAAACAAGAGTGCGTTAAAAGATAGAAAGGATAAGGCTTATAAATCAATTGAAAACTTAAAAAACAAAACTGTAAAAGGTGGAAACGTAAGCGATAACCGATTTATTCTTGATGACATTGCAGCCTTGCATAAAGTTGTGTATGGCAAAAATTTATCAAGAGATGAAGTTGTAAATACATATAAACTAAACTTGGTTGAAGGAGAGGATTATTAATGTCAAAAGGTATGTTTTATCCTATCGACTTCGGAGATAAAGAGAAAAAAATAGTTGAAAAAAACTATTCTAAAATCATAGAGCTTGATAGGCTTCTGCGTGATGGATCTATTGACGAGAGTGAAGCCGCAAAAAATGAGTTATTGAAAATGTTTGAGACTCGTTTTGTGAGTGATATTTTCGAGCCTGTTAAATATGCTGAAGAGATCGCTACGAAAAAAAGGAGTGATAGAGAGGAAGAAAGCCGAAAGTCATTAAAAGATGCTGGTGATAAAGAAACTCCATTGTTGACACCAGAGGCAATAATAAAAGCATATAAGCCGATTGATGAAGAAGGTAATTTGTATGTAATGGCAAAAGCACCTAATGAAAGCGACAAGGCTTTTATCTCAAGACAAAAGGCTGCATTTAGTAATATGGGCTTGCCATGGAATGCAGAAGCGAAAAGGCTTGTATCTTCAGTTATGCAAGAAGCAGGAATAAAAGGGGCAAAAGCTAAAGTAGTTAGTGATTACGGAAAAAGTTTGGGTGGGTTTGCTGGTTCTTTTGTTATTCCGAGAACAAAAGAAAGTGTAGAAAAAGATATTTTAGAAGGCGGTGAAGGAAAAATAAAAAAAACAGAGGTGGCTCTTGATATCGGTGAAAACTTAGCACAAACGGCAGCACCGTTTTCAAGACTGTTTAAAGGAGTGAAATATTCAAAAGCTATTCCAAGGACTGTTGGGAATGCATCTTTTGCCCCTGTCGCTTCTGAAATAGCAGATGCTTTGTATTACGATGAAAAAACAAATAAAGACCGTGCTAATCCATCTCTTTTTGATATTGTCACGGCAGCAGGTTTGAACACCGCCGCTGATTACAAGGCAATAACAAGAGGGCGGCAAGCTATGAGAGAAGCTGGAATTCCTATTACAGGCTATTCAAGAAATTATTTAGGACAAAAAGAATTAAAAAGAATGACAAAAGAAAATGCGATTAGAAATAAAGAAGAGGCCGCTATGAATCTTAAAAGGATTCAAGAGCTTCCAAACTTTATCTCTGATGCACAGACATTAAAAAATCCAAACAAAATAAGAAAAGCAATTCAAGAAAAAGGCTATTCTATAGATGAGTTAGAATCCTCTTTTCCAAGCGTTCAAGCTTTTGACGATTGGTTAAACGGGCGTGTAGTCTTTGAAAACATTAATGATATAGATAACTTAACGATTCCACTTATAAATAAGGCAAGAGCCGACTATCAAAAAGCATCTTCAGAAGCAGCCGAGGTCATTATGAAGAGTGCTGAAAAAAAAGGAAGTGGTGCATTCAGTTATTTTAAGCCCAAAAAACCAGCAAGATTTTCTAGAGTAAAAGATGATTTTGTAAAAGAAAAAGACTTTGAAAAAGGTAAAGAAATTGTAGACAATCTTTTAGCGGCAAAAAAGAAAAACCCATTTGACAAAAAAACAAATGATTTTTTTATTGGCGAGTTAAAAAGAGAAGGTTTTACAAACAAAGAGATCGCTGAAATGATGCTTGATAAAGGCTATCAGCCGAACATCACGGAATACACAAAAGGTGTTTTTAATCAAGTAATTAAAGAGAGAGAAAAATTAAAAAACGCAAAGCCAGTAAGGCCTAAGGCGATAAAGAAAGATAAATCTTTTGAGGCATTGTCAGAAAATCCAGAAGCATATCGAGTTTTGGGAACTGGTAAAAAAGTTAGTGCGGCTGAGAAAGCGAAGTATGAGCAAAGCTTGCCAAAAAAAATGCCGTCACAATTTAAAGAAGATATTACAAGTCCAGAAATTAGACAAAATATCTTTGACTTAGTTAGAGGCTACGCTGTTAGAGAAGCTTCTCCTTTTGTTTCTGGTTCACTGACTAGAGATATAGAGCCATTCTTCATGGATGATGTTGAGGAAGAACGACTAGACAAAAAAAAGCTAGATGAAAAGAAATCTTTAGAAAAAAAACAATTGTTTAAGAAATTATACGGACGTTAATTTATATGCTATTATCTAAAGCACTAAAAATGAGTAAGTCTAAGGCGAAGCGGATAAGGAATACCGCTTGGTATTCTGGAAACATTGAAGCCGACGGAAAGATAGACAAAGACACTTACTATAAAAGTTCTTACCACTCAAGCATAAATCCTCAAAAATCAAAAAAGGGAACTTGTAACTATTGTTTAAGATGTAACGGCCGCATTTTCAAGGGTTCTGATTTAATTTTGGCGAATGGAGAATTCGGCCATCATCCAAATTGTAAGTGTTCTTTTACCCCAGTGGAAAAGGGCGTAAAGGAGAAAAACGGATTTGTGACAAATAAAGATTACGGTGCAAGAAAAACGCTAGACGCAAGAAGCATGAAGGCTTTACCTATTTCTCAGCTTGGAATGATCGCAAGAAAAAGAGGCTTTGAAAACAAGATTGCAGATAAAGGAAGCATCATGAAATACATTAAAAACTCGAGGTACTAAATGGACGTTTTATTTAGCGGCGATACAAGAAGGATGTTTTTAGATTTAAATCAAAAGCCATTAAATGGGATGGTTCAATTTTTAGATTATGGAACTAGCAACCAGAAGGCTATATATAACGAAGAAGGAACGCCGATAAGCAATCCTGTGAGCTGTTCGTTTGGGACGTTGCAATCGTCAGTAAAACTCGTTGGAAAGTATACTGTCAACCAATGGTTGTATGTTGGGAATGGCGACCCAGTAAGCGATTGGGCTGACGATTACTTAAGAGCTTTAAATTTTCAAATGGATTCGGTTTACCCTGCGTTCGGTGATTCTTTGAAAACACCAACAACGGCAACGAATATTATTTCTGTTGACACAATCGATGAATTAAAAAACATTAATACAGAATCAAATCTAATTTTAGTCAAAGGATATTACACGCTAGGCGATTGCCCTTCAAGATATTTTTTCAGAGATAGTTCTGGCGTAGCGAATAGCGGAAGCTGCTTTAAATCAAACAACGGTGAATATTATTGGAAATTGCTTTTAACATCGAGTGAGATTGACGCTTCATGCTTCGGAATAGTCGCAAGAGGAGGCTATAACTATCATGTAGAAATGGCTGATTTTTCTTTATTCTGTTTACAAAATAGAATTCAAAAAGCAATATTCAAAGAGAGCATTTGGTTTAGTGGCACGGTAGATTTTGGTTATACGTGTTTTGTACAAAGTAATATTATTTATAATATGTTTACTGGTGCAGGAAGCATTATATGTTACGACACGAATATTATAACTACTGACCTCGGTGGATACTTTACTTTACATGCAGAAGAACAAAAATCTTCATTAAGAGCAATATGGACGTACTGTAAAAAATTAATAATAAATAGTTCTTTAGATGGTAAAACTTTACAAAATTTATTATTAGATTTTCATGGTGCAGGAACTATTAGTAATTGCATTATTTTTAACTGCGTTTTTGCAAATGCTTATAATGGATGCTTGTTAAGTGGTAATACATTCAGCAACGTACATGAAGTTCGTTCAAGTTGGTTTTCAGAAACATCTATTGCTATCGGACAATACACTGGGATAATAAAATTTATCATTGATTCTATTTGCGAGGTTACTTTGTCCGAAAGTAACGTAATCACATCTTTTGTTTTTGAAAAACTCGGTGGTAAATTAAAATATACTGGCTCAAATATTAAGAACATTGAATGCTCTGAGCCCTTATATAACAGCCTCGACGGCCTTCTATACCCTTCTAGTGTTAGTGAAGTAAAAATAGATTGGTACTTAAATAAAAAAGAAGCGTTAGTAGCTTTTGGATGTATTGATTTATGCAACAGAGATATCATTATCGGAGATAGCGTTACTTTTAACTCCAACAAAAAAATAAGAAATGGAACGTTAGATATAACGTCTATAACATCGTCTTTTGGTTTGTCTATGACAGATATGAATTTCATTGGATATATGATAGTATATAGTTTGACCGCTTATAATTGTTCGTTCGATGTGAATTTAGGACAATTAGCATTTACTGGTGCCATTTTTCACAATTGTAGAATAACAACCAATATGGCGGTTTTAAATCTTACGGCTGAAAGTATGGAAGCATATAATAGCGTGTTAAATTGTAATCTAAATATAACAAAAGGATTAAAAACTATAAATACAACTGCAAAAGACGTGACGCTTGTCGGAGATACAATATCATGCGATACAAAGTCAAGCACGTTTTTTGATTTCATTCTACAATGCGTTTCAATTGGGAAAATAATTTCAGGTTGGTGTAATTACAATAGCATTAATTTGGTTGGAACTGGTGCTGAAATTCTTACCATAAAAATAACAGACGCACACATTGCTGACGAAATAAAAAGTACAGGAACATTTGATTTGACCGCTGGTGCAGATGGATACACGAAGCATAAGATATGCTTTAAAAACATTACTTTTGATAATGAAAGTAAAGCAGCGTACACTAATGTCGTTACAGGTACATATAACACTGATCCGCTTTGGCTTTTCTACTTAAGTGGAGATGATTACTCAAACGCATCAAATCGAAAAGAAGTAAGCATGAGACTTAGGGATTCACCAGACATTCAAACGACAAAATGGTTTCTTCCATCTGGTGCAAAAGACGGCTTTTATACAGAAGTGATAATGTATCCTTTTAATCGAAAAACAATAATTGAGAGATAAAAAATGTTAAACAACGAAAACTACGGCTATTTAGTTCACCCACTGTCTCAATTTATGGATGCCAATCTAAAGCCTCTAACAAGTGCATATTTAAAAGTATTCTATGCTGGTACAAGTGCAAGTGCATATACATACAGCGACTGGGAAGGAACTCTTAACACTTCCAATATTATGCTGAGCATGAATGGTTCTGCTAATGTGATAGCGGAAAAAGATAAAGCGTATAAAGTAATGTTATGCGATGCGTTACATCCACCATCTAGCCCT